TCCCAAGGCTCACGTCCAGTGGAGGGCTGTATTAAATATCAGAAGTTGTACTTAGCGCCGACCTTAGTGCCGTAGCTGTTCTCGTCGTCGCCAGTAAGGAAAGAGAACTCACCGTACACAGACAGTGCTTCACTCACGGGGTAGCTACCACCGATCTTTCCAGACAGTTCAACATCACCGTCACCACCATCAGGTGCCAGCAGAGCAGGACCACCCTGCACGTACCAGCCTTCACCTTCGTAGCCGACGTGGACATCGGTAGCGGAGCCACCGTAGTCAGAACCAACGAAGCCAGAGTTGACTTCGACGTTTGCATAGGGACCAGCAATAGCAGCACCATGTGCCATGCCGAGGAGGAAACCGGCAGCAATAATAGATTTCATAATTAGGAGTTACTTTTTCTTAGCAGTTTTTGCGGAGCGTTTGAAGTTGGCAGCCGTGGGTGCTCCTTTAGCCCCAGGCTTTCTCATTTTTTCACCACTGCCAGCAGCAATACGTTTGCGCTTAGCGTGGATGTTTGCGTAAAGACCTTTCTTAGCGGCCATTATTTCTTGCCTCCCTTTTTAGGGGGACGACCTTTCTTTGTTCCGTAAGTTCCTTTACCTTGTGGCATGATTAAGAGAGGGTTGTTACTGACATGTCAGCGGTTTCTTCTTTCTTTTTAGCCGGTGCTTTCTTAGCAGGCTTAGGCTCAGCAGGACGCTGAGCTTCTTCGTAGGGTCGTACAGTCATTAGCTTTTACCGTATCCTTCTTTGAATTTTTTAGCGAGTGGAGTTCCGTCCATTTTGGTTTTACCAGGGGGAGTGTAAGGACGACCCCCACGTTTGGGATCTTCACCTTTAGGTGTTTTTTTAAGAATACCTTTTAGATAAGGATTGATTGCCATTACCAAATACCAGGGATAATTTGTCCAGTCAGCGCGTAAGCGCCCAGAGCAGCCAGGACGCCCAGCATTGCAAGACGACCGTTAAGCTTCTCAGCTTTTTCATTGTGAGTTTCAGTTACATCCATGAGTGTCATAGGTGGTTCTTTTGCGTAGATGTTTGTGCGACCGCCGTCTTCAGTAACTGTTGTCATCGGAAGGTCACATCAGATCGTTCAAGTTTTTCAAGGACATCGTTGCGGTAAGCAGGATCACGGTCATACCGAGGATCAGCGATAGCAGAGACAACTTCTTCCTGACTACGGAAGACATCACTACTATTGTTAGCTGCTTTACCAGTCAGCATTCGTCCTTCAAATCCATTAGAGGCATCGTATTGAGCTTTCAATCCATTAACCATCATTTGAATGGCGTCTGCATTTCCAGTTGCAATGATGTCGTCGTAAGCTTGGATCTGTGATTCGGACATGTTATTACTTGCCCAATCCACTACCTTGCTGTACTCAGCATCACCACCAACAGAATTCTTAATAGCATTTACATCGCTATCAGAAAGCTCTACTGGTTCAGAGACTTCAGCTTGAGGTGCATTAGCTTGCATCTCCATGTATGCCTGAACGAGATCTTGGCTGCTCATTTTTGAGAACTTAGACATCATCTCTTCAGACAATTCACCTTTCTCTGCATATTCAGTAGATGCATCAGTGATCAATGTTTGAGCTGGTGAAACTTCAGGAGCTTCCTCTTCAGTAGGCTCAGCCTCACCTTGTTCATCATCAGAACTCTCACCGAGTTTCTTTTGCAGCTCTACGTAAGCTTTTTCAAGCTCGGCTGCAGATTTATATTTACCAGCCAAGAGTTCATCTTGCTGTTCTTTAAGCTCCTGACCTACCTGAAGTGAGTTCTGTTCTTCTTCAGTTAGAACATTAGCTTCAGGGGTGGGATCGTAGGAAAGTGTTTCTGCCATTATTCAGTAGGTTGTTCTTCGGGTTGTCCCATCATGGCTTGTTCAGCCATCGGTGTTTTGGCAATTTGACCAGCTTGGTTTACAAGTGATTGACCAATCTGATCCTGCTGAGCTTGCTGCATTTCTTCCTGCAACTGTTGCTCAGATTTAATAAGATTGAGCACATCAATACCTTGAGCAGCAGCAAGACGCTTAATAACTTCAGAAGGATTGATGTACTTCATCAACGCTTCAGGTCCAAGTGTCTGTGCAATCGTTCCCATAAAGTTCGCAAGACTTTCTCTGTCTTGACCACGACCCAGTGCATTCACACCAGCAACAATCTGTGGTCGAACAAACTCTTTAGGGATTTTGGGCAACTGTCCATTCCTTTGCAGAACCATCATGATTCTGTTGAGGTATGGAACAAGGAACTCAACGGTCAGCAAACTAAAAAGACCACCAAGCTGTTGCTCTAGTTCGAGCTGTGTGAGGCGTACCTCTTCAGCAGTAGTGCGTTCTGACTGACGAATGTTGAGTTGCAGGAAGGCTTCACCAATACGACGTTCGATCTGCTGAGCCATCTGTGCTGCAGTAGCAAAGTCCGCCGTCTTGCCAACTTGTACAACACTGACATCATCAGGTCGTCCCTGAATGATGGCACCGTTGCCAGCTTTAGCTAGTGAGCCTGGCTTAGTAGTGCTAGATGGTGACACCATAAACACAACCTTTGCAGCGGCTGCACTGCCTTCAATGAGTGCCTGACTAAGTGAGTCAAGGGCACGGAAGTCACCAAGGAATTCCTCAACTCGACCCCTGCCATAGTCTTCACCGTCAACAGTGTTGAAACGAAGTGGCAGCCAAGGGCTTGCATTCTTAGGAGCGGTGCTGCGGCTGCCAGGGATGACCTTGTCAAAGACCTCCTGGTGCCACACCCAACGGCCACTCTCTAGCTTGACGTGGGTATAGACATCGCATTCCTTTTCGTTGCTTTGTGAGTCATCTACAACGCTCTTGTCGTCGTAACCAATCTCACCTAGCAACTCTTTGCTAATCATTTCTTTTGTAACGATCTCAAGAACATTGCCATTGCCATCACGGTTAATAACAAACCGATTCAATGGAAAGTTTTTAAGACCATCTTTGCCCATAAAGATAAGGGCGTTACCAGAGACAATCAAATGCTTGATTGCTTGGTGCACTACGACGCGGTCATTAGAAGCAGCGATGTAATCCATGATGGTCCGCTCAATCTTGCTGAACGAAAGGTCCAGCTCACTGCGGATCTCTGGGGAATCCATCTCACCCAACTTATCGTCACGTACCTGTAGCTTGAAGAAGGAGGTCTGGGGTGGCAACAGCGCCAGCATCAGCTTGGATGCCAGCGTTACTACAGCTTTAGCTCCCACTGACTGCCAAGGAAGAGGCAGCCGCTTGCGAGAGTTAACTGATGATGTGTCTTCAGTAAGCAGGTACGGCAACGTCAGCTCAGAACAATCAACAGCAGTACTCAGAAAAGAGTTGCGGTATGAAGAGAGCCGGTCGTAGCACATACGTGCATTAGACATTTAGACCTCCAGTATTGCCACCTTGTGTTGGTGTATTAAGAGGGATACGTAGTGAATCTGTCCCTCTACGAGCACGGACATCAGATGATTTTTTACGACCATACTTGACATTAGGTTTAGTCTTTTCAGTATCGTCAGCATCTAACTTCTGCGGCATAGGCAGAGCTTTAGGCGGTGCCGGTGGCGGTGGTGCCGGTGGCGGCGGAGCTGGCGGAGTTACTTTGACTTGTTTTGGAGTTGATCGGTTAAAGCACATTAGTCTTTTGTGATACGTTGTTGAAACCACTCGACGACTGAACGTTGTCCAGATCGATACATGATCTGGCTTAGGGTGTCGTGTGGCGTGGCGCTAACGGGCGGAAAAAAGCTCTCAAGTTCATTGAGAATCTGCTCAAGATTTGGTCCGAGGACTGCCTCAAGCGTATTGGGGGAGGTTGACATTTGAATGTTCAAAGAAGGCTGGCATCCGAGCTGCTTTTGTTTCGGCAAGCTCAGGAGCTTTGCCTTCATACATCAAGCGATCACTCGAAGCTAGCCAAAATTTTTTGTCTAGATATTTGTCAGCATGACTACCTAAGGGTTGCATTACCCAATTGATAGTTGCTTTCCGGAGCTTATCAAGAGAAGGACTGATGTTATACCCCAGCTCAGTATGAACCAGACTATTGGCAGCCACGTGAATTTGTTCATCACGACTAATATCAGCAGATACAGTTCTCATACCAGCGTCACCATTAAAGCGAAAGAATGGTAGAAGAACGAAGAAGATTGCACGTTCGGCAACAAGCGCTTTGGTAATCGTGTGATCTGGATGTGCTTCCCAAGCGGCTTTAAGCCTAAGGGCTTCCTTCTCAGCTTTTTCATCAACGCCGTAAGCATTGGTGATGTAACCAAGTGCGAGGTCGTGATTCTCTTCGTCCTTGACATTGGACAATAAGAGTTCCCTTGCATTACTCGGTACGTCAGAGGAGAGAGCATCAGTAATAAAATCTCCCACAGGTAGTTCCATGTGCCGCACCTTCTTTGCATGTACCGGCAGTTGTCTGGACCGGAGTCCATTTTCTTTTTCGATTGAGTAGTTTTTCGTATGGATTCATTCTTGACAATCACATTGAGGTTCAACAGGTGACTCCTCATCGTAAAAAAGTGATTCAAGATACTTGTCAACGTCTTCTTCATCCAAAGCGGCGTAAGCACTAGACTTATCTTGAACATCACCCATTACTTGAAGGGAGTAATAAAGGGAGGTTTGCGGTGATGCCAACCACTCTTCGATAAAGGCGTTGTCGTAGGTGACAACATCACTCCAACTGTTGAAGCTATACCCGTGAAGAAGTCCCGTGCGGTCGAGCAAAGTCATGATGCCATCAGCAACACGCTTGTAGTTATCCCAACCGACTTCACTAGCGATCTCTACATCGCCATAGTTATATGTTTGTACACCGAACGTACCGCTGTCGCGGTCAACCGTCCGGCTAATAGGTGGTGCAATCTCAGGTGTAGCGGTGAAACCATCAACGTCTTTTGAGCGATAGCTACAAGACGCTGTGGGAGCGATAGCAAAGGCACGGACCATGTTGTTGACACGTGCAATGCCAGCCGCTTGTTCGATGCCTTGGGCGAGAGCTACGACCAGCTCGTAAGCAGGAGTTCGTACTGCTTTACCGTTGTTGTAGTCATCAAGAGCTACACCAAATTGTTCGTAAGTTACGCCGTACCGCCGTAGGAGATTGGCAAGTCCGAGCATTCCGAGTCCAACCTGTCGATCGGTTTCGCTAGGAAGGTACTCTCCTGAATCGCCAACCCCAGTTCGACCATGGAGTTCGCACAGTTGGGACATCCCTTCAGCAAAAGCTCTTGGAATGTCGTCATATTCACAGGCAGAGAGATTGACATGCTGTAAGAGGCAGGTTCCCCTAGAAGGCAGGTACACCTCAAGGCAAACGTTCCC